GCATTTGTCTACGAGTTAGATGAGACACTTGCTCACTATGAACTCAGAGGAGAAATATCTAAGAAGATTGGATATGCTCTCGCTCAGAAGTATGACCGTTTAGTATTCAGAGCTATCGCTCGTGGTGCTAGGGCTGCTTCTCCAATCACTAAGTCAGGCTTTGTTGAGCCCGGCGGTACACAGATACGTGTAGGAACAAACAACCAAGCATCTGATGCTTATGTTGCTGCTTCCCTAATCAACGCTTTCTACGATGCAGCTGCTGCACTCGATGAGAAGGGCGTTTCTACTGAAGGTAGAGTAGGTGTACTAAACCCAAGACAGTACTACGAGCTTATCCAAGCTGTAGGATCTAACGGTCTTGTAAACAGAGACGTACAAGGTACAGCATTACAGTCTGGTAATGGTATCATTGAGATTGCAGGCATCAAGATCTACAAGTCAATGAACATTCCATTCTTCTCAAGCTATGGTACTAAGTATGGTTCTGCGTCTGCAACTAACCCCGGAATCACATCTCCCGGAAACGTAGGTTCATTTGTAGGTGAAGCAGTAGAAGATGCCGCTGCTGATGTAACAGGTATCAACAACGAGTACGGTGAAGAGACTGAATTCGCAAACAGCTGTGGACTTATCTTCCAGAAGGAAGCTGCAGGCTGTGTTGAAGCAATCGGTCCTCAAGTACAAGTAACATCTGGAGACGTTTCAGTCGTATACCAAGGTGATGTCATCCTCGGAAGACTAGCTATGGGTGCAGACTATCTTAACCCAGCTGCTGCTGTTGAATTAGTTGCTGGTGCTGCTACTGGATCTTCTGGTAACGCTGCATTCTAATGCTACTATATACGGGGAGTTTATTCTCCCCTTTCTTTTTATAATAATTATGCCTTTTCCAACCACAAACGCTACACAAGAGCTACCAGCTATAAACAACATACTGTCGTCATGTGGTCAAGCTCCTGTAACCACTTTAGATCAAACCAACCCGGACGTTGCGATTGCCTATGCCACACTGTTACAGGTGTCACGAGAGGTACAATCTGAAGGATGGACATTTAACAAAGAGTACCACTATGAGTTTGCTGTCAATACAGATAACGAAATAGAGATACCAAATAACATACTACAAATAAAATTAACAGAAAATTCTAACAACACTACCCATGATGGTATTCGTAGAAGTGGTAAGTTATATGACAGACAGAACCATACATACAAGTGGACTCATAGTAACCCTATAGAGTGTGATGTTGTGTGGTTGTTTGACTGGATAGATTTACCAGAACCTATACAGAACTATATTACAGCACGAGCTGCTACCTTAGTATCTAGTAAGATTATAGGTGACGACGATCAATACATCAGACTCGAGAAACAAGAAGCTTTACTCAGAGCTATGGCTATGGAGTATGAGACACAGCAGGGACAGTTCACTATGTTCGGTCATCCTCAAGGTCAACAGAACTACTACCAAAGCTACCAACCATTTCACGCTTTACAACGATAATGCCAGCAGTAACTCAACGAGTTGACAACTATCTTGGTGGAGTATCTAGACAAGCAGACAGCAAGAAACTTCCCGGTCAAGTCGAGGAGTGTCTGAATGGGTATCCTGACCCTACCTTTGGTCTTACCAAAAGACCGGGTATGCAATGGATATCTAATCTAGGTACTGGCACTACATATGACAGCTCTAAATGGTTCTACATTGCTAGAACATCAACAGAAAAATATATAGGATGTATCACACCAGCATCAGGAGGCTCTACAGGAGCCATTGCAATATGGAATGCTATAACTGGGGCAGCTGCTACCGTAACGTACGGTACAGGGGCACAGGCGTACCTTACAGGGGCACGTACTAACTACCATATACTGACTGTACAAGATACATCTATCATAACAAATAATTTAATCACAGCAAGTGCATTAGCTGATCCTACCTTTGTAGCTAACACACGAGCTACACTTGTATTATCAGGTGCAGTTGTAGGTATCACAAGTGGTGTGAATATAGACGAATACTCTGTTACTATTAACGGTAGTACAGTGTCATATACAGCACAGACAAATGATGGCTACGATCAAGTACTAAATGGACTTAAGAGTGCTATAGATGGACTCAGTATCTCAGGACTGACAGTAACTAAATACGTAGGCTCACTAGAACTTGATAGAGTTGTGAGTGGTACACGTACCGCATTTACTATATCTGCAAAAGGTGGACTTGATAACAGTAAGCTAGGTGTCTTCCAAGACCAAGTTGATAATGTATCACAGCTACCAGCTCAGTCTTTCCAAGACCACGTAGTTAAGATTATCAATACTACATCAGATAAAGATACATACTTTGCTAAGTTTGTTGCAGACAACGGAACATCAGGTACAGGTTTCTGGAAAGAAACAAGAGATCCTAGTAAATCCGCTGGTCTAGATCAAACAACTATGCCACACGAACTCATCAATACTTCAGTTAATAACTTCCAGTTACGTCGTGTAACGTGGACAGAACGTGAAGTAGGTGATGATGAGACAAACAGTCATCCCTCATTTGTAGGTACAAAGATACAACAGTCTTTCTTCCACAGTAACAGATTAGGGTTCCTATCAGAAGATAACGTATCACTTAGCCAGTCAGCTAAGTTCTTTAACTTTTATCATACATCTGCACAAACAGTTACAGCTGCAGACCCTATAGATTTAAGTACATCAACTATACGACCAGCAGCTTTACATGCTGTGATACCTACCACACAGGGTTTGGTGCTATTTAGTCAAAGCCAACAGTTTATGATGTTTGCTGTTGACGGTGTACTTACACCTACCTCTACTATTATACGTTCTATATCTAACTATGAAACAGATGCACTTGTAGACCCTGTAGATGTAGGTACGAACATAAACTTCTTAAGTAAGACACCAAGTTATACTCGTGTATTCTCTATGGTTACACGTGGTCAAGACGAAAACCCACAGGTAATTGACGTAGGAAGAGTTGTAAATGAATGGGTTCCCTCTACTGTCGACACACTTGTAGGCAGTGCTCAGAACCAATTCATAGCCATGTCAGGACAGTCGTCCAGATATGTTTACTTCTTTCGTACATATAGTGACGGAGAAACTAACCTTGTAGAAGCATGGTTTAACTGGGAACTACCCGGTACAGTACAAGCTGTGGCTGTAGACTCTGATGAGTTCTTTGCTGTAACTAAACAGGGCAACCAGTTTACATTAAGTAAAGCTAGCTTAAGTCAGAGTCCAGAAGATGCTATTATTGTTAATAACGATGGTTCAAAGATTAATCCTTGTATAGATCTATATGCAACAGCAAGCTCTGTAGCATACGATAGTACAAATAACTTTTCTAAATGTTATATACCTTGGAATAATGTAACAGGTCTTACACCTGTATTGATTATTAAAGGTACGACAGCTACGGGACAGTTTATTGAATCAGGATTTACTGTAACACCAGAGATTATAACAAACGATGGCAACCCATATTTTAAAGTTTTATTTAAAGATCTTACCTCACAGGCAGCTAACGTTATAGTAGGTTGGAAGTATAACTTTGATGTTATATTACCTAACACATACTACAGAGTTGACGAAAACATGAAACGTAGCGACTTTGCAGCTCAGCTAATTATAGCTAGAATGAAGTTTGCTGTAGGTCTATCAGGTGTGATGGGCTTTAAACTCAAGTCAAAAGGTATACGTCAGGGTAAAAAAGAATATACAGGTGATGGATCTACTACAGTATTTACATGGGACCCATCAAACATAAGTTACATTGACTCTAATCAGGTCAAGGTTAAGATTAACAACGTGGTTACTACAGCTTTTACAGTAAATAGTAACACACAGTTAACAATGGATTCAGCACCCGCTAACGGTGCAGCTATACTTATCTATACAGATGAATGGTATAACTTAAACCCTGTAGCTATAGCTGATGACTACTTAGCTAATGACGTTGCACTTAAAACTAACGCAGTATTTAGTGTACCAATACACCAGAGAACAGATAATTTTACACTTAGACTATTTAACGACTCACCATTCCCGGTATCCATAAACTCTATGATGTGGGAAGGAACATACTCACCAAGATTTTATAGGAGAAATTAATGTTACCCGTAATTCTCGGGGTAGCTTCTATAGCAACTAATCTTATTGGTGGTAGTAAAGCATCATCTGCAGCGAGACAGCAAGCAGAAAAGCAGAACGAAGCTACCGATAGACAGTTAGAGTACGACACAGAAATGTGGGAGATGAAAAAGCAACAGCTTGCATCTTCACGTGACTTTGCCATACAAGAAATAGTAGCTAAAGCACGTAATGAAGGTCGACTTGCATCAGCTCAAGATGCACGTAATATACGAAGTTATTCGTACGATCTACAGATACGTAACCGACAACAACAAACAAACGAGCAACAGTACAGACGCTCAGACGATGTATTTAGACATCAACTATCACTTAATGCTTTAGCAGCTAGATCTGGTAGTATTGATGAATTAAATAAACTAGAAGAAACTAAAGCACAGGCAGCTTTTGATGCAAACGACAAGTACGTACAGTCCCTGATTACAGAAGGTAAGATGAGAGCACGTGGTCAGTCAGGAAGATCAGTAGATAAAGCTACACAAGCAGCTGCCTTTGACTATGGACAAAAAGTAGAGATGTTAAATCTCTCAATAGCTAATGCTGAACGTAACTCACGATCAGTCTTAGATGAAATACAACGAGACCTAACGGCAGCAGACCTGTCAGCTTACGCAGCTAAAATGTTAGATCCCGGTATTTTACCTTATCCAATCGAACCATTACCTACACCTACATCAGACTTTATATTACCAGCAGAACTTCAAGAGTATGACTTTGGTCCAGCTCCTGTAGCCGGTGCATACGCATCAGCTAGTGCTGCAGCTAATAGAGTATGGGGTAGTACCATCAGCAGTATAGCTGGTAGTATAGGTGGATTTGCTGGTTCATATGCTAAAAGATAACATTAAAAACAATGGCTAAAATAGAACGCTCAAGAGGCGGAAGATTTAAAGTCAATAATCCAAATCTGCAAGCAGGGCTGAAACAAGAACAGATTCAGCAGCAACGAATTATTGATAGCTTAACACTACAGCAAAAACAAAGTGACAAACGTGATGCAGACCAGATTAGGTTTATGGAGAAATCCGACATCAACGAATCACAAAACAGAAAGATAATACAGGATCTAGAAAACAAGAAATTTGAAAACAGATACAATGCCGTATCTAAACGAGCTCAAACTGAAGTAGATAACTTAAGAGGACAAGCTAAAGAGTATCAAAAAGAATCTGAGTTCTGGCAGAAGTTTACACCAAAGCTTGCTAAGGACTTAACTACTGCAGCTGAAGGTATATATAACTTTGCTGACATGAGGTATGCTGAGAAAGAGTTTGCCTCGATGATAGAAAATAATGAGTTTGATTTACTCAAAGGTTTCTATAATGAGCAGAATAAGTTAGTAGACAATGGTATCGTAGACGATATGTACGATGCTCTTTCAACTGGAGATGTTGACAGATTTGATTTTCTAGGAAATACACGTCGTAAGAATAGTTACTTTCTTGGTAAAATGGTCACTGATAAGATCAAGAGTGACTACGAATTATATGTACAACAAAAATTAGAGATAGTACACAATCCACAGTTAAATGGTGGACGTGATTTCAGTGAGTTTCTTGCACCAGACAAGGTACGAAGCACTTATAAATTTTGGGGAGTAGAACAAGTAAAGCAACTTGGACTAAATCCTAAATCTCCAGCTGGATTAGAAATAATAAAACTATGGGATGATCGTGGAAGATCAGAAGAACAAAAAGCAAGATTACAAATAAGTCATTACACAAGTTCTGACAATGCAGATCAAGCAGAACAGTTATTTTTTGCAGATCCTACAAGAGATAATCTAAATAATTTAAACTTAAGTATAGGACGCATACCCTCTAAAGATAGAAAAGGTAACATTGCTAGAGGAATTAAGTCTTTTAATGTTAGGGCTAATCATGAAGTTTTAATACAACGTTTAGCTTCTAATAAAAGATATGCTGGTAATGGAGGTTTTGAAAAATTTGTAAGAGAAGTACTAGAACAAAGAACACCCGGAAAAGATAGTAAACAAACTTGGTTAGAAAGACACCCTGCATTATACGATTTTGCTTATGAAGAGTATTATAAAGGGCAGAAGACCAGACTTGATAAAGAAAAAGAAGTATCTGAAATTAACGATGTTAATGAAGTTACACAAATAACTTTAGATATTGAAAATGGTAACATAAGCTTAAGTGACTTTTCTGAAGGTGGTGATAGACAAAAGTTAGAAGCTAGAACTCGTACAGCAAGTGGTACAGTTAGTTCTCACATACATGACTTACTAGGTTACAATCCTAAGATTATGGATAGTTTTGGTCAGAGTGAAATTCTTAACAAAGCACATAGAGATGGTGACTTTACTGGTTTTATGTTTACATATAGAACTTTAACTGATACACAACGTAGAGAGTTTGATGTTTTTAGAAAAGATTTAACAGACTTACAAGAAGCCTACGGTGGTGACTACATTAAAGATGTACGTAAGAAAGCTGACGAGATTATAGCACACGCTACTGGTGAGAAAACTATTAGTGATCGTAAACATCCTACAGCTTTTGCTGCAGTAGATGCACTCGAGCAGTCTTACTACTATCATTTTAACAGATTACGTGGTGAAGAAGATCCACTAAAACGTAGAGATCTAGCATGGGAAGCTGCTGAACAGCCTGTAACTGAACGTACTGGTATGTTTAGAACTCAAACAGCCGCAGAAGGTAAAGCTGGATCTGGACAAGAAAAGACAATCTGGTTACAATTTTCTAATGAAAACGAAAACAGTGGTGGATTAAGTTTTGGTGCTATTGAAGCTGAGTTAATTTACAATAAAAAAACTCCTAACGATCTTATTTCTGCTGGTACAATAGTAGATAGAAAGTCTTTAGGTAGATTTGCATTAGCTATAAACTCAGGAGCTGATACTTTAATTTATCCACAAAGTGTACGTGACTTATCTCAGCTTACTGGTATACCTAAACGAGACGTTATGAATCGTGTACTTGAAGTAAACAAGTATGAACAAAGAATACCAGCTGACTACAGCAGTGTTGTTACAGTAAATCCATATATTAAACCAAGGCATCATTTTGCCAATTTAGCAAAAGATTTTTTTGGTGAAGATATTCCAGTATCAAAATTTACAAACGCATTTAGAGAAAACCTAACAGGCATAGATGCTATACGTTTTAACTATGACGAATCAGAAGGTGAGATGACTATGGGGACTATGATTACTGAAGGTCGACAGTATGGTATATTTTACGATCCTAGATTAAATACATTTCTACAAAGATGACAGACTCTTTTTTACAAGAAGAACAAGAAGACACTCAACAAGAATTTGGTACAGTTGAACCTACTGCACCTATTAAAGATACAAGATTTGACCAGACTTATGGTAAGAATCTAGGAGAAGTAACACCTCAGACCTATTCTGCACCATTTGGTAGCAAGATAGGTCAGAGCTCTGTTGACTTGTCTAACGAACAGAACGAAGATAAGATGCTTGAAGAGTATCGAACTTGGTTTAATGCACCTAAAGGTGATGAGCGTAATAGTTTACGTGAACAGTTTCATAACAAGTATTATAATTTATCATACGAAGACGTAGCAGAGCAAGAACAGGCTGCTATGAAAGATAGTCCTATGTTTAATCCGTTTAAACGATTAGACAATGCATTCAGAACAATGTCGATACCCGGCTTAAGCGTAGCTGATTTTGCTATGGATGCAGCTGGTACAGTTTTACCCGGATTTAACAAAGTAGATGACAGATGGGATGAAGTTACTAAACTTGATAACCCAGTAGAACAAAAGGTACGTAAAGTACTTTCTATTGTAATACCTTCTATCTACACAGGTAATGTAGCTACAGGTGCACTTGGTAAAGCTGGACTACTTAGTAAAGCAGTACCATGGTATCAACGTATACTTGCATCCACAGGTGCATACGGTCTCAGCGATGCAGCTCTATTAGGACTTAGTGATGTAGGTGAAGAAGATAATCTTATGCGTACTATGTCTAACACATTTCCAACAGTGTTCGGACCAAAAGGACGTGTACCTATTCCAGATGCGATTAAGACATTAGATAGTGATAGCCCAGCTGTACGTAAGCAGAAAAATATGTATGAAGCTGGACCATTTGCTTTTATGGGTACACTGCTTGGAGCCTTTATAGATCTTAAAGGTGGCAAGAATACCATGGATTGGATGGAGACACTAGATGATACTTCGAGTAACTATAAACAACTTGAGATAGCATTAGGTGCTGACAATGATAAGCTAATTAAGCTACAAGAAATCAACGAAGTACTTGCTACAAAAGCACTTAGCAAACAAAACGAAAACTTATTAATCAACGAAAAACTAAACATAGAGAATGAACTAGGTATAGTTGATAGTGTTGATGATGTGTTTAGAAGATCTGATATATCACAGGCAGAAGAAAGCAGACTAGCTGCAGAACGTAAACTAAACAACCCAGACCAGATGGAATTAGACTATGGTCCTGATGTTGACCTTAGTCCCGGTATTGCAGATGAGTCAGCAGCAGCTAGACAGATACCTCCAGCAGGCAACGTAGCCCGTAACATGGCAGATACTGCTGCAATCAAACAGGGTGTATCAGAAGGAGACCCTGCTCCTATTATTACAGAAGCTATGAGAAAGAAAGGACTTATGGTAGGTCCAACCTCTCGTGGTGCTGTAATGGGATTAGCAGAATCAGCTAGAGATGCTGGTAGATTTAATGCTATTGTAGATGGTGTTAGAATCAGTGCAAAAGAAATGAACGCAGCTGCATGGGGTATATATAATGATATCATAGCAGCACAAACTTTAGATGACGTTAGAGAGTTATTCTTAGATAACAGAGATGTTAAGAATCTCATGATGGGTAAGTTTAAAGTAGAAGTTATAAACGAAGATCAAGCAAGAGCTGCGGCATTTGCAATGAGAGATCTTACAGATAGATTCTTAGGTCGTCCAGTTACAGAGTCATCAGCAAGAGTGATGGATACATTAGGTAGAGAAGCTGCTACTATTGCAGAAGCTGTACAAACTATGGGACCATTTATTGATGATGCTAAAAGCATGGATCTGATTCTTGATAAGCTAGAGTTCTTAATGGATGAGTATGCACTTAACAAGTATATATCTGGTTGGCAGTTACGTAATAAGAACTGGTTTGACCAAGTACCTCCTAAGAATGTAGATGATGCTATCGAAACACTACTAAATGAGTTTCAAGTAGCAGAAAACTCTATACATGCTAAAAATGTCAGATTTACAAAGACACTTAAAAATCTAAAGAAAACAAACCCAGCTGCACTACGACCTCTTGTCGATGCATTCTCACATACTAATGGAGATGTTGATTCACTAGCTAAGTTGTACAAATGGACTGCAGATCAGATCACACCACTCGGTATGATTAAGAGTCCTGACCCTTCACAACTTAACTTGTTTGCAAGAAGTGCGTGGAGTGTAGTATATAATAATGTACTTAGTGGACTATCAGCATTCAGAGCTGGTATAGGTAACGGAGCACAGCTCATTATTAAACCAATTACAGCTGTATTAGGACATGGATTTTATGGACCTCTTGACGGCTTTGAAGGACTTAAACGTACCTTCTATTATAATGGTGCTGTATTTGAAACAAACAGACGGGCTTTGACTGATGCTTTTACAATGATGAAGAAAGCACACAAAGATCCTGACATGATGGTTAAAGCATATCGTAAAGACTTTGTATTTAAAGGTGAGAAAGCATGGGATATTATGGATCAGATGAGACCAGTATACGAACAAGAAGGTAACTGGGGTAGACTGATGCAGCTTGACGGAGCAAGACTTATGAAACAATTAGGTCAAGCACCATTCATGCGTTACGGTATGACAGGCATGGTATTTCCTGACGTGTTTACTACCACACACTTAGCACATAATCTATCACGTGTCAAAGCGTATGATGATGTCTTTAGTGAGTTTGGTTATGCAGACATGACTAAGATCTTTGATGCTGAGAAGAAGCATTATGCTAACTTCTTTGATTCTGATGGACTAATTAACAATGATGTATTACGTAACGTAGCTGGTGAGGTACAGCTAAACCTAGATGATGGTCTAGCTAACTGGATTAACCAAGGTACTAACGCATATCCATTTGTAAAATTCTTGATGATGTTCCCACGTACTAGCAGCAACTATATTAAGAATGCTCTATCGTGGACACCTATAAGTGTAATACCGGGAATCAATAAGTATAGTAAAACTATATATGCTAGAACTGACGATGACATTGCTGCAGCTTTAATGGAGCATGGCATTGATATGGCAAAAGAACCGAATGCTAGAGTATTGTGGGAAAACCTACGAGCTGAGTATACAGGTAGATTGGCGTTCAGTGGACTACTAACTAAATCATTATGGGACTATGCAGTAGCTGGTAACATACGTGGTAATGGTCACTACAACGCATCACGTCGTAACAAAGAACGTACACAGTTAGGATACGAACCAAAGACAGTTAAGATAGGAAACCAGTGGGTAAACTATAAAGGTATTATTGGTGTCGAACACGTGTTAACCATACTTGGTGACATGGCATACTACATGAGTGATATGGATGAGTCACTATTCCAAAACTGGACATCTAAACTTACATGGACTATAGCTGCTACATTCTTGAATGAAACACCACTACAAGGTTTAGAACCACTTATATCAGTTACTAACGGTGACTTGACAGGATGGTCTAGACTTACTGCCAACACACTTAGATCTTTCTTACCACTATCTGGTGGAGCTGGTGTCGTGAGTAATGCTATTACATCATCACAGAAAGATATAGAAGCAGAAGTAGATGAGTACATTAAAAACAGATTACCTTTCTTCTCAAGTCAGTTACCTGAGCAAGTAGATATATGGACAGGTGAGCCGGTTAACGATATAGATAACCCAGTCTTACGTGCACTTAATGCTATTAGCCCAATACAGGTCAGTGGCACTTCAGAGCCTTGGAGACAGTGGTTATTGGAAACAGGCTGGGATGGCCTAGCAATGCTAAACAAGGACTCTACAGGGTCATACGAGTACACTCCACAAGAACGTGAGCTTATTAATAAATATATAGGTGAACAGAAGATGTGGAAACAGCTAGATAGACTTAGGAAATCTAAGAGATATGCTGAAGAGGTACGATTACTTAAATTACACCGTTCTACAAATGCAGATTTTAAGAACGACAGAATTAAAATACAAACTAAAAAACTTCCTATATTTAAGGAGATAAATACTATTGTAAGAAATGCACAGAAACAAGCAGAAATCAGACTACTAAGAGAAAGACCTGATATTGCAAATGTGGTACTCACACAGCAAGCAGTCGATCAAGCTATGTCTGAAGGTAATGTTGACCGTGCAGCAGAATTACAGAAAAAAGATCTAGACACCCAAAATTTATTAAACATGAGTAAATAACACGCAATGGCTGTTACACAAAATTCCTATACAGGTACGGGATCTCAGACCACCTTCTCGTTTACATTTCCATATCTTAAGGCATCAGACATCAAAGCAAGTCTTGATGCGGTTGGCACTACGGCTTTTACATTGCCTACAGCGACAACCTTACAATTTAATACTGCTCCAGCTAATGGAGTTAAAATCAAAATATTTAGAGAAACAGCCACCGATAACTTAACAGCAACATTCTATGCTGGTTCAGCTATAAAGTCTGAAGATCTGAATGAAAACTTTACACAAAACTTATATAGTACTCAAGAAGTAGGTTCACGATACATAAGTAACCTTGGTGGTACTATGGTAGGTAACTTTGGTTTAGGAGAAGATGCTGATATAGTATTTGAAGGAGCATCAGATAATGCTAACGAAACAACTATAACAGTAGCTGACCCTACAGCTGATAGAACAATTACATTTCCTAACGTATCTGGTAATGTAGTTACAACAGGAGATACAGGTACAGTTACATCTACTATGTTAGCTGACGGCACAATCGTCGCAGCTGACTTAGCTAGTAATGCTGTAACTACTGCAAAGATAACAGACGGTAATGTCACAACTGCTAAGATAGGAGCAGATGCTGTTACTGGTGCTAAAATAGCTGATGACCAAATCAACTCTGAGCATTATGTAGATGCATCTATTGATACTGCACATATAGCAGACAGTCAGATTACAAATGCAAAGATGGCTGATAACTCAGTCAATACTGCAGAACTTGTAGACGATGCTGTGACAGCGGCTAAACTCGCATCTAACTCAGTTGTATCTGCAAGTATCGTAGATGGTACTATCGTTACAGGTGATATAGCTAACAATGCTATCACGAATGCTAAGATGGCAGATGACTCAGTTGGAGCTGCAGAGCTAGTTGATACCTCTGTAGGTACAGCTGCTCTTGCATCGAATGCTGTAACGAATGCGAAGATGGCCGACAACGCTGTTGGTACATCTGAATTAGTTAACGATTCTGTAACTACAGTTAAGATAGCTAACAGTCAAGTGACTACAGCTAAGATAGCTGACAGCAATGTTACAACTGCAAAGATTAATAACGATGCAGTTACAAGTGCTAAAATAGCAGCAGACGCAATTGTTGAGCAAAAAATTGCCGATAATGCTATAAGAACAGAGCATATTTTTGATGGTCAGGTTACTAATGGTAAGATAGCTGACGGTGCAATTACAACAGTCAAAATTGCAGCTAATGCAGTTACCTCGGCTAAGATAGCAGATGATGCAGTGGGTTCTACAGAACTAGGTGATGGTGTTATAGATACTGTTCACATAGGTAGTGCTCAGGTTACAACAGCCAAAATAGCTGATAACTCAATTACAAGTGCAAAGATTAACGCTGGAGCTGTTGGTACATCTGACTTAGCAGAAAATGCTATTACAATTGGTAAGATAGGTTGTGAGCAAACAACTCTATCTAATAGCGACTCTCACATTCCAACATCTGGAGCTGTGGTAGACTATGTTGCTGCACAGATAGCACCGATTGGTGGACTTGAAGTTATAGCAAATGAAGATAGTTTTCCTGATACACAACCATCATCAGGTGTAGTTATTAGTATTTCAGATATAGAAGGTCTTATAATTAATGGTAGTGGTGTTGCTACAAATGCAAAAACAGCAGCAGCAGGGTCAGATAATGTAACTATTAATGGCTTTCCCTCTAGCCTTTACAGCAAAACAATGGCTGCTGGGCTTGGTCTTATGGTCAGTTCTACAGGATCTAGTCACACATATACTTACCATAAACTACTTGCTAAAGAAGCTGACGTAGAACAGTTATCTGATGACATTAACGACTTTAACGCAAGATACCGTGTAGGTTCTTCTAACCCTACTTCTGCTTTAGATGCTGGAGATTTATTCTTTAACACATCTACACAGAAACTCTTAGTATATAACTCAACTAACAGTGC